ATGACCTAGAAAAAACCAACCCACTATACGATTATAATATAGAACGTTGGTCCTATTATCGCGCCAGTTTTCTCGGAGGTTTTGATTATCGCCAACAATCTTTGGGTATGCTTAGAAAATATCTATTCGAGGAAGATGCACCTGGTAATCAATATGCCAACCGCTTGACGTACACGAGTCTCGACAATATGGTGAAACTCACCGTAGATACATACCGATCATTCCTGTTCAGAAGTACACCTACTAGAACGTTCGGATATTTGCAATATGATATCGCCATCAATCGTTTCGTGGAAGATGTAGATTTCACTGGCAAAGACTTAAACGACTTTATGAAGGAAGCAAATGATCTCGCCACTGTGTATGGACAGGTTTGGATCTTATGCACCAAAGGATCCATGGATGGGATAGCCACAAAAGAACAAGAAGTGGCCGCTAATCTTCGCCCATATTTAAAAATGTTCACACCAGAAGCCGTCTGTGATTGGCAGTATGAGACCGCACCTAATGGGGCAGAAACTCTCGTATACCTTAAAACAAAAGAGGTGATCGGTGAAGAACAATACAAGTACATTGTTTGGACCATTGACGCAGTATATGTTTATTATACTGATGGTGAAGATATCATAGGGTCAGAGGAATATGACAACGCAATAGGCGAAGTACCATTTATCTGCCACTATGCCAACACAAGCCAGCATCGTGGTATTGGTATCTCAGATATCGCTGACGTTGCAAAACTCCAGCAGTCAATCTTCAACCTATTAAGTGAAGCAGAACAGTCGATCAGAATCTCTGGTCATCCTACACTGGTAAAGCCAGGTGATGTGAGTGCCATGGCAGGTGCAGGTTCAGTAATCAATCTAGACAATAGTATGGATCCTAACCTTAGACCATATCTACTTGAGCCAACTGGAACCAATATCGAATCTATTGTATCAATGATTAACATACACGTCGAATCCTTCCTAAGGTCAACACATCTTGGCGCCATCATGGCAGCACGTGGATTGAGTGTAAAGAGTGGTGTGGCATTAGCAACAGAGTTCCAACAACTTAATACACGTCTTGGTGACAAGGCTGCAAAGATGGAACAAACAGAGTGGGCCATATGGAGGTTATTCTTCCTATGGAATGACACAACACCTGATTCTGATTTCAATATTGAATATGAAAAATCATTTGATCTACGTGACCAGCATGCGGATCTTAAACTGTATGGTGAAGCACTACAAATGGGCATAAAATCGCCATCGTATATACGTGAAGTTCAAAAACAAATCGCAAAACTAGTAATCAATGATGGTGATATCTTAGATGATATATTAGCCGAGATTGATCGTACCGATATCGATCAGAATGGAGATACAGAATGATAAAAGCAAAATATTACCATAAGGGAAATGTGGTAGGCACTGTGAAGTTCTCACACGGCCGTGACTATCAACCGTTAAACGAACAAGATATAATCGCAGCAGCACCTGCAAAGTGGGATTCATGCTGTTGGGATCATGGTGAACGAGTGGCGCCACGCCGGAAGCGCGTGCCCACTGTAGAAGAAATCGTGGCTGAGCCAGTGATTTTTGAAGATGAATAAATAATAGACAACACAAAAGGATTTTAGGTATGACCGATATGACCGAAACAGCGGGTAATGACGAAAATGTAGATACTGGTACTACATCCACAACTATGGATAATAATGACCAGGTAGAGCGTAACTTCTCTCAGCAAGATGTAGATAAGATTGTTCAATCAAGATTGGACAAGTATAAAAAGAGATATCAAGAAGTGGATCTCAATGAATACAAATCTTTGAAAACAGCCGAAGAAGAACGTGAGTTGGACGCAATGAAAAAGCGTGAAGAGTTTGATAAGGTACTTGCCTCACAAAAGGAAAAGTATTCTTCAGAAATCACGCAGTTAAGACAAGAACTAACAAACCTCAAGGTAGATGGTACTCTACTTGCCACAGCAGGACAGCGTAATGCCGTCAATCCTGAGCAAGTAGCGCAACTATTAAAAGGTCGCGTTGGACTTGACGAAACAGGCCGTCCAGTCGTGTTTGATGATACACAGAACATCCAATACGATCCTGAAACTGCCGAACCAAGATCAATAGAAAGTTACGTAAATGAATGGTTGGATAATAATCCTCATTTCTTGCGTAGTGGTCCTGGCGGTGTCAGTAGCAAAGGAAGCACAGGTCCAGTACCAACTGGCGGTGTAGATATTGCATCATTAGACTTAACAAACCCTGCCGATAGAGAAGTTTATAAGAAACTTAAGGCAGAAGGTAAAATATAACACATAGTAAAGGAGCCACACAATGGCAAACTCAGCATACGGGTCAGGTATTAACCTTGACGCATTAATGGTAAACACAAAAGCAGCAACAGTATATGCAGCACATGAATCATCACTATATCTTGGTGGATTAATCATTCCATCAGTAACAGTTCCTGCAGGATCAATGGTTGCACAAGTACCAGTATTAGGTTCAGTTGCAGCAACAAAAATCGGCGCAGAAGCAACACCTGGTGCAGACCTTGATTCAGTCCTTCCAACCGACACAAAAGTAACTATCAACGTTGACCTACACGCAGCGCGCACAGTTCTACGTGACTTAGGTGGCGCAGATGCAAACGACCTAGGCCGTCAACTTGGTAACGCTGTATCAACATCATTTGACACAGACGTTGCGGTTGCAATGGGTGGATTAACTGCACAAGAAGCAACCAGTGCACTAGACTTAGAAGAAATCTTTAAAGCAATCGCAACTATTCGCGGTTCAGGTGAAACTGGCCAGTTAACTGGTATCGTTTCAACAGGTTCATATGCAGCACTAATGAATGCAATCGGAAGCAATGCATATGCTGGTGGTGACTTTCAAACTGAAGCACTACGCAATGGATTCGTAGGTTCAATCGCTGGTGTACAAATGTTCGTAAGTTCATACTTGAATGACACTAACACAGGCGCAACTAATACACAGTGTGCAATCTTTGGCCAAGACGCAATGCGTATCGCAATGCAGAAAAATGTTGACCTAGAAATCGAACGCCGCGCAGCAGCAGTTGGTTTTGATATCGTAAGTTCTCTACACGCTGGTGTAGGTGTTGTAGACGCAACACGTGGTGTTCTAATCGCAGACCAGGTATAATAGTTTAAAGTAAGGAGAAAGCAATGGCGGTATTCGCAACAGACGCAGATTTAGAAACAATCATACCTGATATCTTCAATCACGGTATGGATACATTCACCGCGGAACTAGTCCGTGGAAGTGCTGATGTGGCTCGCCGTATCAAAACAGAATGGTGGAATGTAGAACACGATCCTGCAAAATATGATCCTGATCTATTAATCACGGATGAATGGCGTATGACAACAGTGTATTATACACTAGCGCAATACATCTTGCCATTGCTTTCTAACTTTCAGGAAGACGATACCTTCCAAAGACAAATGTTATTCTATAAAGAACGTTATCAAGAAGAGTTCCTAGCGGCAGCCGCTGCTGGTATCTCATATGATTCAAATGATGACGGGGTATATGATACCAGTGAAATAGATTATGTCGATGCAGGTAGACTAGTAAGATGAGTGCAATACGCCGAAAAATATTAGATAATATAGTCGGAGAACTGCGCTCCATATCGAACCCAAAGTTGGGTAAGATATCCACTCGTCCTGAAGACTTCGCCAGACTTGCCCGTACGGCATTCCCATACGTTCAAGTTGAAATCACGGATGAATCACGTGAAGATATTGCCATGGAGTGGAGATTATCTACTCTAACTATAGCAATAACGGTTCATCTAGATGGTAAGTCACGCACGGAACAAACTCAATCACAACTCAGTGGTATCATTGATGCTATAGAGACTGTGATAGAGCGAGATAGAACCCGTGGTGGAGTAGCACAACTAACAGAACTATTAGAGATAGGGGATATGCAGGAAACTGGATATCCCACAGTCGCACAAACTCTGAGTATCGGTGTACAATACACCTATGCTCGTGGAAATACATAACAAGGAGACCAGAAATGGCAGATGTAAACAAACTACACAGCGGTTCAACTGGTATCGTCTATATCGGCAGTACAGCGGTTGCGTCAATCAGAAGTTTTTCACTAGAAGAAACACAAGAAACTATTGATGCTACAACTATGAATGTCGGCGGCGTTGCATACAGAACAAACCTACCAACCTTCAAATCATGGAGTGGTTCAATCGATATCTTTTGGACAACACAAGATGATGATGTCGCACCAAATGGACAAGCAGATGCAAACGCACTACTCGTTCCAGGATCAACAGAAGTAACGATACACTTCTGGCCAGTAGGTGATGACCAATACGAACTCGGCTTCCAAGGCCCAGCACTAATCACAGGTCGCACAATCTCATCATCAGTAGATGGTATGGTTGAAGCAGCGATCACTGTAATCGGTACAGGTCCAGTCGTAGAGCAAGTAGCACCATAATATGAAAATCACCGTCCGTGGCAAAACAGACCTTAACAAGGTGGTAAAGAAAATCGTTGATGAAATCAGTTATGACCTTTATGACCAACTTATATCTCATACACCAAGAGGTACTGGTCGTGCTGCGGACGGATGGCAACTGAATAAATCTCGTAGAGTAAATAGTATAACAAATAAAGTTCCTTATATTTCGGAACTTGATAAAGGTCATTCAGACCAAGCACCATATGGTATGACGAAACCATCAATAGATCGAATAAGATCAAACGCATCGTCGGGCAAATATAAAAGGAAATAAGTTATGAACCCAGTACTAGACAAAGCAAAATCACATTTCGCACAAATCTCCAACAAAGGTATGGAAAGTTTGGAAGTTCCAGAGTGGGATACAACAGTATATTGGAAAGTAGGCGGACTTAACTTTGCATCTCAATCAAAAGTTCTAGAACTTCAACAGAGTGGTAAAACGGCAGACGCACTTATCGAAATGTTGATAATGAGAGCATTAAATGAAGATGGTAAAAGAATGTTTAAGTTAGCAGAGAAGATTATTATTATGAACTCTGTTGATCCAAACGTTATCCTAAAAATAGTCACAGCAATGGGACAAAGTGATAACGTAGAAGAAGAGGACGCAGTGGGAAACTAAAAAGGGACCCTGAACTTCTATTCTGTTTTTTCTTAGCGAAAGAGTTGGGTATGAGTGTGGTGGATGTTATGCAGTTCAGTGTCCTGGAAATAAAATATTGGTCTGCCTATTTCGAGTTATCAAGGAGAGAAAATGAGCGACATAAACCTAATAATATCGGCAACAGATAATGCATCTGGAGCGTTAGGCAACATCAATAAATCACTGAATAATGTTCAAACCAATGCAAACAATGCTGGTGGTTCTTTCGGTGGTATGGGTGGAAAAATAAAAGCAGCACTTGGAGTCGCAGGTGCTGCCTTTGCAGCCTTTAAGGGTATCGCAGTTATTAATGATAAGATAAGCGATATGGACGACCTGGCTAAACGAGCAAGAGCAGTCGGTTCAGCATCAGAAGAAGGCTTTGCGAAGTTCCAAGTAGCAAGTCAGTTCTTAGCAGAAGGTGGACTAAGCGCCGCAGAAGCAGACAGAGCATTTAACAATCTTCAACTTAGAATGGCACAAGGTGCAGCAGGATCAACAGCATATGCTGAAATCTTCGAAAAACTTGGCGACTCAGTTAAAGACGCAAATGGTGATCTGTTAGAAGCACCAGGATTGTTTGAAGCAGTTGGTTCAGCAGTATCAGATGGAACATTATCGTTAGAAGAAGCAAGTAAGGTTCTTGGTCAACGTGTTGGTCCAAAGATTGTAGGTATGTTTGAGGATCTTGCCGCTAAAGGTATCGATACTAAAGATGCACTTGCCGATGTAGCCGCAAATACCAACATTATCCCACTTGATGCCGCGACAAATGCCGAAGCATTCGGTGACACGATGGAACGCATCAAGCAAGTACTTGGTAAGTTGATGACTGACGCAATCGTCCCACTTATGCCAATCTTAGTTGATATGGCAGATAACGTATTAGCCGCACTCCCACCAATCGTAGATAAAGTTCAACGTGGCTTTAAAGCAATGCAACCAATCTTTGATCTTATCGGTGCTGTTCTAACAAATATTGTATTCCCAATCATTGGTAAAGTAGCCGACGCATTTATTCTTATGTTAGAAGCAATCGGACCATTGTATGAGACGGCACTCCCAGCATTTGAGAAAGGAGTAGACGCAGTAGCAACAGTCATTGAGATCGTTATAAAAAAAGTTATGGGCTTCATTGATACACTAACAGGATTTAAGGACAAGGTCACCGAAATCACAAGTGGCGTTAGCGATAAGATGAGTGGTATGGCTAGCAAAGTTGGTGATAATATGAAATCAATGTCTGAGGGTGCGATTAATAAAGCAAAAGAAATGGGTCAAGGTGTTCTTAAATGGATGAGTTGGACAAAAAACGAGGCTGTTGATAACTCTATTATCCCAGATATGGTTGATGATATCTTAAAAGAGTTCGACCGTCAAACAGAAGGTGCTATCTATAGAACTGAACAAATGTCTAAAGGTGTATTGGCCAAGATGCGTGAGTTCGGTGCTCAACTATCTGGTGAAGCGGGTACTATGTTCAATAATGCATTAGGTAACTGGGACGATCAAGATCTAAATGACTTGGATTATGGTGCAAAGAGATTTGCAGACTTCTATGCTGAACAAGAAAAGGGCGCAACATCCTTGCGCAGAAACTCGCAACTATTAAGAACAATCGACGAGTTGTTTGCCACTGGTAAAATGAACATTGCAGAGTATACAAAAGCATATGAAGATTTCGATATCAAGCAAACAACAATGACAAGTAAAACATTGAATAGTGTAAAGCAAATCTCTGATGGCTTTGGTCGAATGAGTAATACTATCGCATCTACTATGACTGATGTTATTATGGGAACCAAGAATGGCTTCGATGCTCTTGGTGATATTGTAAAGCAAACTGTGCGTATGATAGTTAACACTCTTGTTCAAAACTTCATTGTATCACCATTGATTAAAAATATTCAATCTATGCTAGGCTTCGGTGGCGGTGGCGGATTATTTGGCGGCGGTGGCGGATTATTAGGATCAATATTCGGTGGTATGGGTATGAGTACTCTTATACCAGGCTTTGGAATATTAGCCGGTATTGGTGGACTATTAGGTGGATTATTCGCAGATGGTGGTAACACAGCCTCAGCAGGTAGAAAACCCATCTTAGTTGGAGAACGTGGACCAGAACTCTTTATGCCAGGCCAAGCCGGAAATGTCGTTCCTAATGAACAGTTAAATAGTGGTAATGATGGACTAACGGTCAACTTCACACTAAACGCAATCGATACGCAAACAGGAGTACAGTTCTTATTGGAAAACAAACGAACAATAACAGGTGTCATTCAGGAAGCATATCAACGCCGTGGTGCGCAAGGACCGATAGGTTAAAAAAGGAGAAGAAATATGTCAGAATACTTAGATGATACATTCACAGTATCAATAAAACAAAATGGATATACGAGCAGTGAGATAATCGAAAAATATCCATTCCTCGTCCCACGGGCAAGCATGCGCCGTGCAATCACCCAGAGTGGAATAGCCTCAGATACTCAGCGCAATCCTAATGGATATACCGCAGACCAGATAACAGAAAAGGTTATCGAATACTGGGATACAATAATATCAGCATGGTGGCCAGGAGTATATATGCCACTAGTGTTTGGTAATGTAAGCAAGTGGAAGATGAATCAATCTCAATATTGGTCGGAACAGACATGGAGTCTAATCTATCACAACGGTGGTACCAGTGGTGATGCGGCTGGTGTACTGGCAAATACAGAGATAGTCATACTACCAGGCAACTATTATAATCAAGAGAATGTACAGAACTATAGAAATAAAACCTGGTTGGGATTCGATAACCGCATGATGAGGTCTAACTTTGCGTGGGAGTTGTACAACACTGGTGGAACCGTAGGACCTACGGTCCCAGGTGGTCTCCAGCAATCAGATGATAACAATCCAATCACTAACTCGAACCTGCGTCCTAGTTTCATGGT